TCTAGTGGGAGATGTTCTCTGTTCTTCTTTTTTTCTAATATTTTTAGAAGTTTTTGTGATGTCTTTTGCTAAGTCGGCTGCTGCACCTGTAGGAAACAAAAACTGCAAATAGTTTATATTAGCTAGCTCTGCCAATGTTCCAAAGTACAATTGCATTTCAGCTTCTATGATATAATCGCCCTCATGCTTGTTGTTATAGTTCCAAGAAAAAGACTTTATACCTGAGTCGGAACCTTTCTGGCTTCGAGGAGCAAGAAGATCATTTATAGACCCACCAGCACGCAAGTTGGCTATTGCTTTAGCATACTCTCCAGTAGTGTAATCACTAAAATAAATCTCTTCTTCGTTCCCGTCTTGATCTACCATAAAAAACCTTAAAAGAGGTTGTAGATATGCTAGTTGTGCTGGTGTAGCATGGACAAACCCTCCAAACAAAGGAGAGCTAGTTGGTGCCTTGCCCCTTCGGGCTATTACATCAGTGAATACGCCAGGTGGAACTGTATCGAGAAGTTTTCTAATATTAACATCTTTCCCACGATCTGTGTTCTTAAAAAAAGTCGCAAACTGGTCTATTTCATTTATAAAGAATGTTTGTACATTTTCAGCGTACTTTTGAATAGCATCCTTTTTTAGCTTGCGTGAGCGTTCTTCTTCAAAGCGTTGATTAGCAGTCGCCTCTCTTTGCCTAGCAAGCTGCTCCTCTTTATCTTTTTTGCTCTGGGCGGCTTGAACAAATAAGCTCCGTGCCTCCCTAGCTGTCAAGACACGTCCATTTGCAAGTACAAACTGTCCCGTTGTTCTATCTTGATATACGCCGCCAGTTAGTGGCGTGAAGTTAGTTGGATTGTTTTGTACTGGGGCTGAACCTTCTCTAGGCGTGAAGTTTAGCTTGTTCTGTAATGTTATTCTTTCTCTTTCCGAAAGCTCCGCAGAAGGCTCTTCTTGTTGTAGCCTTTCTCTGCGTTCTTCTATTCTTTTTTGCTCCGCTTGTTTTTGTTGGCGTTTGTTTCGTGATAAAGCCTCATCAACGATCCGCTGTCGCTTCTCTTTTAGTTTTTTCTCTTTTTCAGCTTCAGCAGCACGAGCGGCAGCCTCAAGCTCTTCCATGAATGGATCCGACATTACTTAATATATCCCAACACTTGATCTAGTGGGAGAGGTACATAGTACTGGTCTCCAACTTTAAACTCTGCCTCAGATGCCTTTTCGTTATACCAAGCAATAACCCACCAATACTCTGCTGAGCCATAGTATTTTGCTGCAACGTTATAAAGTTTATCTGTAGCACCCCACACAAGAAGGACGTTATTTAAACTTCCAATCTCCTCTGCCGAAGGATAAGAAATTTGTGGTGAATCATACTGATAAGTCTCTTCTATATCACGATTTTTAAAAAATACGTTTCTATAGTTCTTGTCGTTATTAAGAAAAAGTTCTCTTCTGCTGTATCTTGAGTAAGGCATTAGGATTTCCTAGTAAGTGCTTTGTCTGCTTGAGCAGCAGCAACACGGTTTTGAGGGCTTCCCTCCTCTGCCTTTACGGCAGGTGTCCCTCTATTAGTTCTAGTTTGCTTTATGGGAAGATTTGTAGCATATGGGTAGTTTGAGAAGTCATCTTTTATTTTCTTATCCCGAAAACTAAATCTTGTCCCCTCCTTATTGGACCTTTTAAATCCAAGAGAATGCTCATGAAGAACATTGAACTCTGTGTTTAGTCTAAAGGTTTTTGGATAATATTCCACACCCTCTTTGCTGTTCTCTAGGTTGTGAAACATTCCGAACTCAAGAGCAGGGTCAAAGGTAAAACCGTTTGCATACCCTAGAAGACCTTGCCCTGTCTTTGCGTCTCTTATAAGATTCCCAAAGCTTATACGCAATAATGGACTTTGATTGATTGCAGTTGCACCACTGGACTCTTCTTCATAGAGAGGGTACAAGTAGCTCATAAGTTCATTGACTTTTAACAAGTTCTGTCTTGCATCTTCGTAAGATTCTGCTGGGACATTCCAAGCAAGAGATAGTGCTCTTCTTGTGTTGATAAATGTTGAGATTGGGTCCATACGCCCATAAACGTCTTCTGAGTTCCACTGAGATGTATAAGCATCACTGAACATCTCTAGGTATGCTGGGAACTCTACTGTATTGTTTGTAGGGACGTGAGTTATTGTTAGCTTCATTCTGTCTAGTGACTGTACCATTTTTTATTCACTCCCTTAGTTTGGCCTTACAGGGTCAAGCTTGACGTTCATAATCTTCTCCACTACTGTTCCCATTTCTCTGCCGTCCATCATCATTCTGACGGGTAGTGTCATTTCCTTGACCACAATAGATCCGCCACCAGAAGAGCCGCCGCCAGAGGGCATAACGCCAGATGTCATTGACGGGGCAGAACCAGCACTTGAGAAGGCACCCATATCTTTTGCAGCTAAAGCAGCATCCAAGCCAACACTGGCAGCAGTACCAAGCCCCGGAACTGTACCAGCAGCACCTGAAAGTATCTCCAACCCTGCACCACTAAAATCTCCTGCAAGGGCTCTTTGTCCTGCGAACAAGATTCCTGCACCAAGTCCCAGAAGAGGAATTTTTTTAAGAGCCGACTTGCCACCAAGCTTTCCTAGTTTGGAAAATATCCCTCCAGCCCGCTGCCCACCAGCCCTAGCTCGACCGCCGCCCTTCATCATCTGTCCGCCTTTGTATTCCTTACCAAAGATGGATTCACCAATACGGCTAAATAATCCTGCTCTTCCTTTTGGTCTTGATTTGGGACCCCTGCCGCCACGACCGCTACGAACAACATCAGTTATCATTGCGATGTCACCAGCAACACCCAAAGCAGAAGCTCCAAGTTGGATAGCACCCATAATACCACCTGCACCGCCGAGCCCAGTAGACAGTGTGCCTATCTGCTCTCCAAGTCCTTGAACTGCACTGGCTTGTAGCTTTATTACGCCACTTAGATCGCCCATTGCCATAGTCAGAGGGTTTTTCTTTATGAGGGCTTCTGTAAGCTGCTCCATTGCAGCGGTGGCTCGATCTTGGCTTTTAACAAGAAGTTCTTGCGGTGTCTTTTCTGCCCTAAAGGCTCCAATATCTATACCTTCGCCAAAGGTCTTAGCAGCTTGCTCAACACTTACCCCCAAGATGCCTGCAATCATCTGCTTCTGGCGACGATCCATAGTTTCAAAGTTTTTGCCTTGAAGCTGGAACTCAGAACGTAGAATGTCTAGTCTTTCATCTGAACTTGCCCTCATTAGTTCTACAGAGTTTAGCTGAAGTCCTAACTGGGCATTCAAGCGACCAGCAACATTTGCGGCACTTTCAAAAGTATCGAAAAGTTCCGTAATGTCAAATGCTTCTTTGATGCCAAGCCCTAACGAACGAGCACGTTTAGCGAGACCCTCAAATACTTGAACACCTTGAGCACCAAAACGAGCAAGCTCTGGACCAACGTCTGACAAATCCTTAAGCACTGCTTCTAGTGGGCGACCAGTTATATTAGCTACGTCTTCCATTCGCTTGGTTGCAGCGATAGCAGCATCAGAAGTTAAGCCAAATGAGAACCTTATACGCTCTTGGGCAGCAGCAAAAGTCTCAAAATCAACCCCAAGAATGGCGAAGTCTTTTGATAGGCTTACTAGGCTTTTGCGATTTTCAGCAGCCATTGCGTCAAACGCACTAAAGTTCCTTGATAGCGATATGATTGACTTGCTGACGTCTTCACTTGTAAGACCAACATTAAGAAACTCGTTTCTCAACCCCATAAAGGTTTTAGTGTGCCTGTTTGCAAAACCTGTCTGACGACGTATATCAACGCTCAAACCTTGAATGCGGAAAGACAGGTCTCTAATAGCTACAACCTGATCCATTGTGCCTTTTAGAGAGCTTGTCTGCATCCCCGTAAAAGCATCAAATGTTGAAGTAGCCTTGTCATACGCTGCGGTAAGCAGGCCAGTAGCTTTTTTAAGAGCTTCCTGCTGTTTAGTTGCCTCATGAAGAGCCTTCTGAGTATCTAATATCTGCTTTTCGTTTTCATTTAACTTTTCAGTACTAGAATCAACCGCTTTGTTGTATTCCTCAAGAGATATTTTCCCTTGATCTAGCTGTGCTTTTAGTTCCTTTTGGGCCTTAAGATTCTTAAGGGCTGCTTTGTAAGCCTCTTCGTCTATTATCCTAAGGTCTTCAAGCTGTTTCCGTAAGTCTTCGATGTTAGCCATCAATCAGCCCCTCAGTTACGAATAGGCCAGTTAATACCAGCTTCCCTTTCAAATCTCTTGATAGCAACATCAAGCTTTGCTTTTTGCTTATAAGTCAATGGGTCATCAAGTCCATACTTCTTGATATAATCCATATATCTTTTTTCATTAACGAGAGTGTCTGTGAATCTCTCTACTTCTATTCTGTTCCCTCGAACACGAACAGGTATTCTGCGACCCTTGTACATCTTAGACAAGAGGTACTGAATCCAAGCAGCGAAGACATTTAGGATATTTTCATTGAGTTGCTGCTCCTCACGGAGAGCAGTCAAATCTAGAACCTCATTTTCAAAATCAATATTCATATAGACAAACCTCGCATACGTCTGCCTAATAAATAGTTGTTAAATACATTTATCACGGTTTATAAGTTCTGCCACGACCAGAGCTTTGGGTTGATTGCTGGGTTTGCTGTGCTTCGTCTTTTTTCTGCTTTACCAAGCGTTCTAAAAACCACACACGAACATTTACAGGCAGGTTATAAGTCTCGAAGAAGCTCCAACCGCCGTGATACTTTAGTTGGAACAGTTGCTCATAAACGCTTTCTATGTATTCGCTATTCAGGCCAAAAAAAGTCTAAACCAAGCGGAACCTCCAGGTCCGCTTCATATCCGCAATTGTTACACTCATAGTTCTGAGTCAAATCAATATTTGGAACAAGTTGTGAATATGTCTTTCTTAGAACTCTTGCATCTCGTGCAGGCATTGTCTGAATGAATGTCTCAATAGACATTGGGTCAGCTTGACCATTTACTGAAACAATGAAAGATCTGATTGCGTCTGTCGTAGCAGATGATTGCATCTTGCGCTTTTCTTTTCTTTCTGTTTCCTTCATTAGGCGTGTTTCGTCTTCAGCAGTCAAGAACCTGCAAGCTACAACAGCTTTGGTCATTGGAAGAGGAATCTCTACAAGTCCGTCCTGACTTATGGTCAATGAGTTCTCTTGAGCCGCTGAGACAAAGTCAATCATTGATGGCTCTGAGATGTCAAATGAGTAATCTTCTGTATTGGTGCAGGCTGGACATGATACATTAGTTTCGTATTCTGGTCCGTACCCTGTTCTCCTAGCAGCTACTAGAAGTGCGTTCTTATCGCCTACAAGGAGTGTTTTAATATTAATGCTTTTATCTACCAGCAGGTTCTGTAGCATACGGTCCAAGGCTACACCTTCTTTTAGAAGGGATCTTGAAGTTAGTATATCTTCTTCTTTTGCCGTCATAAAACGGATCTCAACGGTCTTCTGGTTATGAAGAGGGTGATCCGTTGAATAAAACATTCCCTGACTTGGTAGTTCTACAAACTCAGTTGGAACTGACCAACTAAAGCTTGGACCTCCTGTATTAGAAGGGACTCCAATACCTACTGCTGCGGTGGTTGCAGCAGGGGTCTCGTCTTGCAATGGTGTATTGTTCAAACCTAAACGGTCTTGGTTTCTACTCATGTTTTGTAACCTTTCTTTTTATAGTGTAACTTATTAACTCTTTGGTGTAAAGAGTCTAATTAGCCACGAGTAGATGGCGGAGAAGTATTGGATACGCCGCTACGCTTAAGCTCAGCCCAATCATATGTGATTTCACAAGTGACTTCTACCATGTCATCAGAATCGTAAGATAGTGTTCCGCCGAAATCAATGTTAGTGATGATTGGATTCACTAGCTCCCAACGCTCAACTTCGTTACCGTCAGCATCAATCTGCTTAAGAACTATAGAGCCAATAGCATCTTTAAATGCTTTCTTGCTCAAGCTGATTTTAGCAACGTTGGCTGTGTCTGGGTACTTGTATCCAGAAGCTCCGAGGATATCTAAAAAGGCATAGGACAAGTCAGGTTGAACAGGATCAACTAGAGTCACAGTGATTGGATTCCAGGTTACACGACCTGGAAAGTTGAATGTGTGGTCAATATATTGGTGAGTAATAGTACTCACAGCAGCGACTGGCTTTGTAGCAGTCTTCACGGTCCATACAGGAATATCTCCTGCTTGGTTACCGTTTCTAGAAGTGAAACTTAGTTCAAACCGAAATTGACGTTTTGGTTCGCTATTTGCTTGACCCCAAAATAGACTTGCCATTGTTTATTTAGCTCCTCGTAATAAATAGTTATCCAGCGGATTAATCCTCGAAAGATGCCCCACTGTTTGTGATTATGAAGTCGATTGCGAAGAACTCTACAGCACGGGTTGGCTTCACGTACAACTTAGCATAAATGATGTTGCGATCGATAAGATCTGGTGTGGTTGTTGATTCGTCCAAGATTAGTCGGAAGTCCTCAATACCGAACTGAGCCTTGACATCACGAAGGACTGGCTCAGCCTGACCCAAGAAGCGATCCCATGTTGCTTGTGCATTTGGAGCAAATAGAAGCCTTGAGGCGATGAAAGAGATCTCACGCTTCAAGTAAATCATCAAGCGACGGACATTGATTCGATCAAGAGCACTTGCTGTTTGTTGTAGTGTCTTTTGTCCGAAGATGACAATCCCTTCTGCTGGGAACTTGGCGATTGGGTTAATGTTGTTTTCATAGAGTGTGTCACGATCGTCAGATGTTAATCTGCGTGATACGTCTAAAACTGGGACGCCAGCAGCACCTTCGCTTAGACCGCCACGAGTGAAGCCTGCTGGGGCAAACCAAGGTGCCTGAAGTCTGTCTGTATTAGACAAGACGCCAAGGGCAGCGACTGATGGTGGTGACCATAGTCTCTGGTTTGTTTCAGTGTCCAAAATGCTTACCCAAGGGTAGTATGTAGCGCCATAGCTGTTATTGATGCTGCGGGTAGCTAGGGCAGAAGCGGCACGGTCTGGTGTGTTGTTGGAGTTTCTGTCTTCCGCAGAACCAGTGTCTTCTGTGTCTGGTGTGTAAGCATTTTCAATATCAATGATCGCTAGGGCGTCGCCACGCTCTTCAGCAGTATCCAAAAGATCGTTTGTTACTGTTTCGTTTGTAATACCTGGCATTACGATAGCATTCATCGATACATCGTCTGGGCTGGAGACAATGTTAATTGCTTTTCTCAAAGAGTAGATTTCATAAGAAGTGTCTTCTGTCTGGTTATCCATCTTAGTATTACGGAAAGCTTCACGCTCTGTAATATCTAGACCATCAAAGCCACCATGCAATACAGTTGTAAATCGGTCAAGACCTTCGCTTAGTGTGTCTGTGTAGTTACCAACACTTTTGCCATCAGCACGGTAGCTGTTATTGTAAGTATAACCAGCAGCAGTAGAGCCTGAGATGTTGTCTAGGGAGAAGACCCAAGAGATATTTACAGCAGAACCTGTCTGAGCGAATGTTTCACCCTCAACGTCAAGGTCAGTGTTAGCTGGGTTCTCATTAAAGCTAGAGAGGTCGAAAGTTCTTGCTCTTAGCATATCTGTTATTTCTGGGTTGTAGAAAGTGTCGCTTCTGGAACGACCTGTCCAGGCACCCCAGAAAGTATTCTTTTTATTTCTTGGGCTTCCATCAGTGCTGTTTAGACGCAATGGAACGCTTGGGAACTGAATGGAGCCACTGAAGCTATCACCGCCGACAACATCTAGAGATAGAATATCGTTGTTACCCGCTAGGTGGCCCGCAGTGCCGTAGTTAGTAGAGTTATTACCGTCAAGCATTGTGCGGTAATCACCTCTAGAAGCAGCGGCTGGTGTAGAGGGAACTGAAAACCCTTCTGATCCGCTGACCAAACCAACGTTTCTGTACTTTGTTGGGCCGAAGACGCCGAATGGTAGCCAGCGTGTTTCACCAGAGCCGACAGCGACGTCGTCGTTCATTACGACACGGATGTAGTTAGATTGGTTTTCGAACTCACCATATTCTACATTACGCTGAGCAGTGGTGCTATAGACTTGATAGCGGTCACCGATCCTCTTAGCAATGTAGTCTTCAGATGCTGGGTTCAAGTTCAAATCATCAAATCGCTCTAGGATGATTTGTCTGTTATCGGTATCGTTAATATCACGAACCAATACTGAGAAGGAACCATAGCTCTGATAATCACCTGTAGGTGCCTTAATGTTTGATATAGAGATTTTTACTTCCCTTTGAGCCCACTCACCTGCGGATAGAGCTTCAAGACGGAAGAGTTGTTGCTGGTCACGAGCAGCGTAAGAGCCTGTGTTTGTGCTAAGGTCCTGTGAAATGAACCAGCCTGTTGTTGCTCTTGTAGCAGCAGCACGCCAGTTGTTTTGCTGGACGCTTACGTTTGTATTATTCTCGACCATTGGAAGAATGGCTGCATGATACTTGGTAGTGTCACCACCAGCCAACAAACCAATGCCTGTAGAGCTAGTATGCTCAATGGAATACTCAAAAGATTCACCAAGCCAGTAGAAACCACCTTGGTAATATGTTCTTGTTGAGGCTGCTGTAATAGCAGAGTTAGTGATTGTTGGATTTGTGTTTAGAGCTTTACGAATAAAGTTAGGACTACTTGGATCCAAGCTTACTTTAAGCTCTTCATCTGTGCTGCCGCTTACGAAGACAAGCTTGAAGTCACCATTTGTTGGCACTTCATAAAGAGTAGAGCCATTCTTCCCTGTGGTTGTTGAGCCAGAAAGAAGAACTCGCCCATTTGTGTAGAACTGAGCAGCAACTGCACCGCTAATATGGGCAGGAGCAGAAGAGCTAACAGAAGCGGACGGCCAAACAACAAGAGCAAAAACACCACCATCATTAGACGATGTTGCTGGATTGACTTCCCAGCCTGCCTTTCCAGCATCAGCTACACCAGTCTTCTGGTCACCAAGAACTCGAAGGAAGGTAAGAGGAGAGTTATTTCTCAACCAAGCCTTGGCAGCATATGCAGCGTAGGTTGGAGCAGTGTTGTTGCCTTCACGCCAGGTGTCGCCACCTTCGTTGCCAGCAACAGGATTACCGAAAGTTTGCACAAAGTCAGAAAAAGATTCTACTTGTACAGGTTTGTCAGCAGGTCCCTTGCGAGCACGACCAATAACTACTGGTCCTACTTCGGTTGGTACGGCTGGAAGTTGTGATTGATCGATTTCGTCAATGAACACTCCAGGTGAAATGAACTTAAACTTTTTAGAAGAGTTGTCAGCCATCGAAATGTATTCTCCTCGGTCTTATGCGTATAGTACGGTATTCAAGAATTTACACTAAATACCAATAATAAATAGTAGGGCGGTATTCCAAACGCCAGGTTGTTATGATCTGTATTTATCTTTTCTGCCCGCATGGAACTCAGGCTCGTCGCCCACCACTGTTCTTTCCCTACCAATTGTAACTTCAGCGGCGGATTCACGGCGGATTACAGCAGGAACATCCTCATTCTTATCTGCTCCTAAGATATATCCCAACACTGTGATTGTTGTTGTAGATTTAAACATTCTTTCGTCTGTGTTTAGTCCTGAGTTATTGCTCTCGTTTGAGAATGTTTCGTCACCAAAGGCTTCATAGACATTCCCTTCGTGCTCAATCTTAAAGGCCACTGGAGTTGAGAACCTTCCCATCATCGCAGCAATGATTTCGTTCATCTGCTGTTGAAACTCTGTGGCCATCTTAATCTCGTAGGTTATCTCTACATAAGTTGGCATTGGGACATACAGTGTATCATACACTACCTTTTCATTGTCAAAAGGGAATGTGCTTTGATTATATTTTCTTTGTGCCGTCGCATTCGCACGGTCTCTTGATTTCTCTTGATTGACTTGGCGAGCGATTGGGATTGAGCCACCACGCTTGTAAAAGCCGAAATATGGCGGAATATAGACACCATACTTACCCTTGTTAGAAGGGTTATTAACCATTTGGCCACGAACAATAGAGATAAGTGGGTATTCTAGTGTTCTACCGTTCTTGCGTAGTTCAGGGTCGTCCTTGATTGAAAAAGCACGCTCTGGGGAAGCAAAGAGAACGGGCACTTTGCGGAAGCCTTCATTTGTGTTACAAAAGATATTTAGATCGTCATTTACAAAGTTATAAAGGGCTCTATCAATGTCCTCTATGGTAGAGGGTCGAAAACCATACTTTGCGTCTAAATCTTGGTTTAACTCTGTTCTTTTAGGCATAGTCTAATTTCCTATATTCTTTTCCCTGGATTGAACAGACCTTTGCGTGCTTGTCGGCAAGTGGCTTGGACAGCTAGGGCACTGCCGTCAGCAAAATCAACGTCTTGACCAAACAAGTATCGTGCATCTTCAAAGACATCAGTAATCTCAAAATATTGAGCGTCATACTGAATAAAATCTCCAGGGCGAACAAACAAGTCTTGATCTTCTGACAAGCGACGCTTATGGAAATTCACGGTAATATTAAAAATACTATCAAACCCAAACTCATCTTGTGTTCTTGTGGAGCCATCATAGTTTATTAGAGAATAAACACGGATTGGTGGAAGGAATGTTTTTTGTATTGCTTCCCCATAAAGATCGTTATAGTTTGTTCTCTTCATATCAAGTGGGAAGTAGAGTATCTGCTGACCGATGACGTGTTCAATAACCTCGTCATTGATCTGCTTTACAAAATCTCTTTCTGCTCTACCAACAAATAACGGTGGTGGAGGAGTTGCTGGTTGTGTCCATCTGTTTTGAGCCATTTATCTAACCCACATAAATGCCCATTGGGATTTTCCCAACGACTTCTTGAAGGTTATTCATTAGCTGAGCATCTCCTTCAGCGAGAGCACCGTAAGCCATTTCATCCAAGACGCCCTTGAGTTCATCTCTTAAGGCGTTTTGCTCTTCCTTTGCTTCGGAAACTAGAGCAGGACCATTAAGAGTGACTTCGTTTCCTGGGATTGGGATTGAAGCGAGCTTGGAGCGTACCTGACCTAGTGTTTCTTTTGCTAGTGATAGGGCAAATCGGCGAATCCACTGTTTACCAATACTGTTGATATTTTTGTATGGTACATTTGGGAAGGGCAGTGTGTTCATATTATTCACACCATCGGCACCATACTTTCTATCTGCCTCCTCGTAGAAGGCATCTTCAGCTACTCTAAAATCTACCCAAAACTTTGTTGGTTCGACGCCGCTTGGAGTTGGGAAGATTCTTAACTTATTATTATTGATTCTAAAAGAATAGTGAGAAGCACGAACATTCATGTCCTCCTCAAAAGCATAAGCTTGTAGAACATTTTGCCAAGCAGGGACTAGTTGGAACTGACTGTCGTCAGCATACATTCCGTATGTAGAAAGGTTACCAACAGCACCAATTGAGTAACCACCAAAGAAGTTCCAAGTACTTTGTGGTGTCTTGTAATATACTTTCTGAATAGTTATTGCACTTGTTCCGACACTACCTGTGAATGGAGAGCCGGCTTCCAAAGATGCACTGTAAATAATCTCTTGTAGATCATAATCCTGCACATCCTGCACGACATCAAAAGAAGCAGAGTAGATTGTTTGGGAGGCACCCACACCAGCGTGAAGACTTACACCACGACCGACGTGAGTTGCATAGCCAAGCTGAAAGCGTGGGAACTTAAGATTAGGCTTAGTTGTAAGTCCGCCAGAACCAGAGTACTCTGTAAATTCACCGTCCTCATCAAAAGACCCCGTAGTGTTGCCAAGCATATCAGAAAGGACATTCTTAGCCTGGTGTGTATTGATTAGGTAGGAATACTCTAAACATGCTTCTTCATAAGCATTATATACAATAGCTGGTGTTATCTCTAGGTCTAATACTCTCCCGCCAAGCTTATTATAGGTGTAGGCTACTTGGTCAGCAGCACCACTAATGAATGCAGTAGTATTATAAATACCGTATGATAAAGAACTTAAAACATCATCAGTATTTCCTGTTGCTGGTAGGACAACAGCACTTACTGTACTTGCTGGTTGTAGGTTTGTAGGCATTATTGACCCTCGCTTATTGTATAAATAGTTTTTTGGTTCCGTAATTTATCCCTAAATAAGAAAACCCCGCCACTAGGACGGGGTTCTCTCAGGTTTATTCACTCCCGAAGGGTGATTATTAGCCTACATCAGCAACTAGGTCTGTGCAAACAACCAAACCATACATGTCAGGGCGTACCATCTTTTTGGCGTAGCGGGTCATGACACCCTTACGAGGTACGAAGTCCTCTGG